TACATACATAAGTATCTTCTAACTGGGTTGTAATATGTGCGTACAATGCTCATCATGTCGACAACCCTTTGCCTGCCATCCAATCGTCCGTAGTGGAGGCATTTTCAATCGTGAAAGTGCTAGAAACTGCCCATATAACTTCCATTTTGTGGCAAATTGTGCATTATGTGAGGTGAAAAGATGATCTTCATTAAAGAATCATATGTTCACGAGTTCCAATGGGTCGGTTGTAATAGCGGAGGATGCGGTTACGAGCGAAATAAGGACGATTCTACGATCATGAAGAACGACAAACCCATTTTACTTCGAATGTTCAAAGTAAATGGTGCCCAAACATGTGAAGAATGTGTTCGAGAAGCAGTCAAAGAGATGACAGACTGGCTTGAGGATGTGTGATTGTATGAATTGCGAGTCTTGGATGCTCTGTAGCCTCTCTCACGTCGTCAAATGCCCCTATTGTTTGGAAACTCCATGCAAATTACAGGAGGAAGAGGAATGAGAATCAACAGAACCTTCAGTATTCCAATTGATTTAGCACAGGATCTAAAGAAAAAACACAATCAATCTGAGACAGTTACGAGGGCATTAAAAAAATATCTTCACTATGACCATGCCCCAATCATAAATGAGTCTACAACACGCCAATTAATGGCCGCTCTACTGGCTCGTGAGGATATCGACGAGACAATGAAGGCCTTACTTCTTCAAATCCTTACGAAGTAGTTTCAATTCCTTTAGAATCAAATTCAAAACATAAAGTATTCCCAAAGAGATCACTTCTTTGACATTTTGTGCGCTAATTTTACCGCGCTCTTGAATCCATTCTTTTTCCATTTTCCAGATTTAAGTTTGAATCGTGGTGCGACTTTCTTGAAGTTGGCTTTGTATTTCCTCTGATATGCTGTAGATCTCTTCTTCTTCGGAACTGCCATTTCAACTGAAGCTTCAGAATTTACTGGCATTTGAGCCATGCCACCTAAGAGCGACAGATATTCATCCATTGACATAGTTACATCTACCATTTCATCGACTCCTTGTGAGACTTGCAGCAGTAATTCCCGCTACGATTAGTTTGGCTTTGGCTGCTAATACTGGGTCACGAGTTGTTAATGACACCAATAATGCTGCTTTGACCAAGCGACGGTCGCCTTTAGCAGAACAACCGCCTTTGCTGCAATCCTTGTCGTGTGCTTGACAGGCAGCGTCAAGACGGTCAATAGGACGAACTTCGGCATACTTGTCATAGTCCGACGCTGGAATGGCTCGGCCATGAGTCCAGTTCGGCCCACAATAGTTCCCGTGAATCTGTACGATGGTGATCACCATCAGGAAGAGAGCACTTGGCTTTGGACCAGAGCCGCGTAGCCAGCCGCGTCCATTCGTGCGCGGAAACCGTATACACGGAGTTGACAAGCCTTAGCAACGAGGTTGTTGACGCCAAGAATTTGAACGAAAAAGTCAGAAGTCGCGATTATGCCAATGTATGGGAGGCTTCCAGCGGTTGGAGTTTCTGGTGAAACTTGTTGGAATGCAACTGCACTGACACCGTCGTTCTTGATGTCCTTCTGAGCAACTGCAATGACGTTTGTGTCGCCAATTGAACCGATGGTTGTGCGGGATGTAGTAGACAATGAAACAAATGTAGCAGAGTTGAGGTTAGCGTTCAAGTCTGGAGATGCTCCGTTCAGGTCAATGGCCTCTACAACGAAGACTTCTTGATCTAAACTGGAAAGCGATAGATCGACCCTCAGTTCTGTTAGAGTGTTGGCTGCGCTTTCTGTAAATGAGTTTGAAACTTGTATACTTGACGATGTTGGTTTGAGTCCTGCTGGCATACCCTATCATGATAGTAGGAGGCTTATAGTAGTAGTGTAGACACTGGAATCATTAACCTATCACGGTTATAGGTGGTTATCAGGCTACTGATATCCAAACCTATCAAGTTCCCTAGGTTTTCTCAGATACATACATAAGTATCTTCTAACTGGGTTGTAATATGTGCGTACAATGCTCATCATGTCGACAACCCTTTGCCTGCCATCCAATCGTCCGTAGTGGAGGCATTTTCAATCGTGAAAGTGCTAG